CGAGTTCTATGAGGTGTCCGTGCGGTGCAGTGCTCTGCTCTCTTACGACTCTGACCTTGCCGCCCTTATACAGCTTGACTTTCTTTAGCCGCCATGAATTGCGGAGCTTGCGCGTTTTTACAGGCGTTAACGATTTGACCTTCTTATTCACCTGCTGTCCCTGCGCCATGAGCAGAGCGTCCGCTTGGTTCGGATACCGCTTCTCACATCGTTTGAATGCCTTTTCAAGCTCATCGAACCCAAACACATCAACAATCCTTGCCATAATTATCACGCTCACTCGCCACAATACGAAGCTCTGTATTACGCTGCCCGATATTTAATATCGATACGATATCAAATATCCTGCCGTTAAACATTATTTTCATGTTGCTTATGATAGTATCGAAATACCGTGTCGTTATAGTGTATGTCGTCTCCGCCCGGAGCTTCTGCGCTTCGTCATACTCACGCCCGGTTGTCGGTGATACATTTGCCCATACCTCATATTTCTTGAGACTCAGCGGCTTTACAAACGGCTTACCGTCTATATATTTGATGACCGCATTGCCCCTGTAGTCCTCGGTGATGTATATCTCTGATGCGTCGATCAGCTTGATATTACTGTTTACACCCGGCTTATACGGGATCCATACTGGCACAGTTTCTTTCATGCCGTTAAGCTTTTTATCAAGCGGCTTTAAGAATATTATTCTATGCCGCAGCTTTGAGAAATCCATATCAAAATGCCGCCTTTCGATACGGGCGCAGCAGCACATGGAATACATCCGGTATGCCGTCCTTGACTCCGTCTCTGTGCTCAAAGAAGTAGCCGATACAGATAAGCATCGCCTGCTTGTAGCTCTCCGGCAGTTCGTCAGGTAATGGAAGGCGGGTGTAGTTCTCGCACATCTCAGACGATAAAAGGATGAGTATATTCAAATACCCATCCTCCGCGTCTGTATCAAGCCTCAAATATTCCTTTACCTCATCAAGCGTCAGCATCGGCATCGCCTGCCTTTGCTGCTTTTGCCCTCGGTTTTGCCGCTGCCTTTATCTCCTCAGCATATCCCGCTGAAATTAGATCCTTTGCGATATCCGCTTTCGCATCAACCGTCTCACCCTCGGCATAGCTGAAGTTCAAGCCGGAGCATGAGGTCAAGATTTTTATGTTCATTTACTGTCCCTCGCTTCCTGCGTTATGTATCATCACGACGCTTTCATCTGCAATGTCTTGACCGCCTCCGGAAGTATGAGCTTACCATCAAGCCTCTGGAACACACGGAACCCGACCTGACCGGTCTTTGCGAACAGCTCGCTCAGCCGCTGGAAGGTTCTGCCCTGACGGTCTGCGATCCAGTAATATGACAAATCACCAAAGATAAGTATCTTCCTGCCCGCGCCTATCTCCGGCATATGCTGAGATGTCAGGATCGGTCGGTTAAGGATCGTATCCGGCTGCCCTGCCTGCAAGCCCGGCTGCCATACATATTGACCGGTGTTATCCTTGAGCTTGCGGATAGCCTTTATGGTTGAGTCATTGGCGATAAACTGAGCGTTCTTCCTGTACGGTGTGCGCAGGCTGTGGTAGAGATCTATCACCTCATCAGCCGTAACTGCCGTTGCGCTTGCAGCAGTTATGCCCGTCTCGCCCGTTGTCAGAAGTCCTGTCGGCTTACCGGTGCCGTTACCGTTAATGAACGCATCCTCCTCCGCTGTTGCCATACGGCGCACGAACTCGGATGCGATATATGTTTCGAGATTGAACGCCGAATCGTTTAACAGCTCCTCCGATACCTTTATTATCGTCGCAAGCTTATGCGCTCCGAGCGTTACAACACCGAATGCGTCATCACTCTCTGTATATTCCGCCTCTTCGTCCGTCCATGCCGCCGCACCGTGCGACGCGACAACAGGTATCTTCCTGTCTCCGCTCTCGGTTGTGATTATCGTAGCATAACCACGGATGATGTTCTCGTCATGGAGCTTATCAATAAGCTGCTTCTCAAACTCATCGGGAACAAGGAATCCGCCCTCAGAATCCGTGCCTATCTGCAGCGCGTCCTTTGCCGCGAACGAGAACTTGTTCCTCATCGCGTCCCAGAACGCCGACTTATACGCATCGCTTGCTCTGCCCGTCTTTGTATCGGATGCGGGCTTGGGCGTATTCTTTACCGGCTCCGTTGTAGGCACTGCAAGCTCCTTATCAATAGCCGCCTGACGTTCAAGAATGTCTATCTCTTTCTTAAGCGAAACTATATCCGCCTCCATCTTCTCGTATGCCTCCACAACCGCAGCGGAAAGCAGTCCGTTGTTGTCACGCTTTGCACTGTCAAGGAATTTCTTTGTCTTTTCCCAGAGGTCTGCTCTTTTCTGCCTTAATTCTGTAATTTTACTCATTGTTTTATGTCCCCTTTCATTATTTGATCAATTCTAATCTCTTTTCAAACTGAGCCGCGTCCACGCCTGTTTCTTTAGGCTTGATCGGCTTCAGCTTCTTACGCATTGCCGCTATGGTATTTGTCACCATAGTCGTTTTGTCGAATACCATGTTCTCGGTATCTTTTTCTTCATCATCTTCGTCCTTGTCTTCCGTATACAGAACACGGTCACAGAAACCGTAATCGTGTGCGGCATGAGCGTTAAACCATGTCTCAGCATCCATCAGGTGCGATATCTTGCTCCGTGACAATCCCGTCTTGATCTGATATGCGTTTATGATTGACTCCTTGACCTCGTTCAAGAAATCAATGCCCTGCTCCAGCTCCGACGCCTCGCCGTACAGCATCATAGACGGGTTATGGATCATAATCAGGCTTGTCGGTGACATCTCCACCATATCGCCCGCCATGGCTATTACGGACGCGGCAGATGCGGCTATACCGTTTATCTTTACCGTGACCTTGCCCTTATGCTCCTTGAGTGCCGTGTATATCTCGCTTGCCGCAAAGCAGTCACCGCCGGGGCTGTTGATAAATACGGTTATATCACCGCTGTATTTTTCAAGCTCGTCACGGAACATCTTAGGTGTGATCTCATCCTCCCACCATGATTCCGAGGCTATAACGCCATTTAAAAAAAGCACATTCTCTGTGCTTTCCTCGTCCTCGCCTGTTTTGTTTTTTACCGTTTTGAATTTCCAGAACTTATCCACTGCTATCATTCTCTCCTTTCTCAGTGTCATTCTCTTTTCCCGTTTTACCTATATCCGTCAGGTTTCCGTTACATAAGTATCTGTTTCCGCCAAGCTCGTCCGGGATCCTGTTCATATCCTCAAGCTCCCTTACATCGTTCGGTGACATGAACCCGTTTTGTATACCTACGGCATAACCACTCATACGGCTTTGGAACGCGCCTCTCAGAAGTCCGTCAACATTGAACTTCACGAATATTTTACACTGCTCCTCCTCACTTAACAGCTGTTGGAATATGCTCTGCTCTATCCGCACAAGCCACGGCCGGATAGTGTTTGTGACAAACTCCAGACTTTGATGCTCGATGTTGTTGAAGCTCGACTTATCAAGATCCGCTATCATGTGTGGTGGTACTCGAAAAATACGGCATATCTCGTTCACCTGAAACTTTCGCGTTTCTAAGAACTGCGCCTCGTGCGGGTTTATAGAGATCGGATTGAACTTCATGCCCTCTTCGAGCACTGCCACGCGATGCGCGTTACCGCTGCCGCCGTATGCTTCGTTCCATGCCTCTCTCACCTTATTCGGCTCCTTCAGTACGCCCGGATGCTCCAGCACTCCGCTCGGTGTGCCGCTGTTTGAGAAGAACGATGAGCCGTATTCCTCCGCAGCTATTGCAAGTCCTACGGCGTTCTTTGCCATCGCTATCGGTGAATGACCTATCAGCCCGTCAAAGCCGAGTCCTACGATATGCAGTATCTCGTCCTTACCGAATACGACAGTACCCTGCTTATCGGATATGTAGGTATAGTACAGCTTACCGTCAGCGGCGCGGTCAACGGTCATTTTATCAGGCAGCAATGGATACAGAGCTATGACCTCACCCTTGCCGTTACGGATTATCTGCGAGTATGAATTGCCCCACAGCAAGAGATGCATCATCATTACCTCGCGCATGATAAAGCTGTTCATTTCAGGATTTGGTATATCGTGAAGTAATCGATATAACGGATGCTCATAAACCTTTTCCTTGCCGCTGTCGGTATATTCATAAACATGAAGCGGCAGGCTCGCTACTGTTTCTGAGATTATTCTCACGCAGGCATACACCGCTGTTGTCTGAAGCGCAGTCCGTTCCGTTACGCTTTTGC